CAACAACGAGATAAAGAACGACATGAATCAAGACATTCTAGTATAAGACAAGACGGAGCAGCTCGTGCTGAAGAAGAGTTTGAAGCTCTTCAAGATAAACATACTAGACAAGATGTTGCCACAGGAGGTTCTGTAAAAAGAAAACTATATAAAGAAGGTGGAGTAGAAGATCAAATGAATGCTCTTGCTATCTCAGTAGCTCCTGCTAGAGTTGAAGAACAAGAAACACACACAATGCCGGATGGTACTGTTATGCCCGGTGCAACTCACGAAGAATACGAACAAATGCTTCCAGACGAAGAGATGGAAGAAGACTATGTAGATTATATTGTAGAGTCTGCATTAGAAGAAAAAGATCAAGATTATTTAGAAAGTGCTCTCGCAAAAGATGCGAAGTTAAGTGAACTATTTGACCAAGTAGTTGAGAGTGCTTCAGAGTTTTCAGGTGCTGGTCCTATTGAAGGACCGGGATCAGAAATATCCGATTCGATACCTGCAAGGTTATCGGATGGAGAATTTGTCTTTACTGCGAAAGCAACAGACGAAATCGGTGCTGATGTACTTCAGCAACAGATGGAAGCTGCAGAAGCTGGAGCAGATCAAAGGCAAGGTGTCGTTCACGGTGGCATGGTTGAAGACGAAGGCGATCCTAAAGCAGTTCCGATTCAAACTAGAGGAAGCGTAGTAGCACAAGGTAATATACCTAATGTTGCAAAGCAATCTCGTCAGGTTGAAGAAGAAATGTTGAAGTCAAGTCCTCGAAGATACTATGTTCCTGTGAGTGGCTAAAGCGATAAAGCGACCCTATAATTTTTATAGGCACTATATCATATATAACAACCGAAAGGCGACCTTTACAAGACAAGCCCTACTGTGCACAACGTAGCGACCTTGTTAACGAAGCCCTGATTAGGAGGTAAGAAAATGACTAAAGAAGTTATAACCGAGAACCAAGAACCACAAAAAGCCAACCCTTATAATGCAAAAAAAGATTGGCATAATGTAAAAGATAAACCTTTTGTATCGTCAGATAGTCTATTTTTTGATAACCCTCTTTCAACTGAACATGACGAAAGTGATGCCATTGAAGCAGAAAAACAAGAAGTAGAAGCAAATAAGGATAAACCTTATAAGCAACCCAACTATAAAAAACGATACGATGATTTAAAAACGCACTACGATTCTAGACTTAATGAGTTTAAAGCTAGAGAACAAGAGTTAATACAGGAAGCTGTTTCAAACAGACCAGAGTATAAAGCTCCAAAATCTGCAGAAGAACTAGAAAAGTTTAAAAACGAGTATCCTGATGTTTATGAAGTGGTAGAGTCTGTTGCCCATATGCAAAGCGAAAATCAAGTTGCTGAATTGCAAACAAGATTAGATGCGATGCAAGGGCGTGAAACAGAAATACTAAAACGAGAAGCTGAAAAGGACCTTCGAGAAAAACATCCTGATTTTGATAACATTAGAAACAGTGATGAATTTCAAGATTGGGCTGAGTTGCAACCAGAGTCTATTAAAGATTGGATTTTTAATAACCCAAATGATGCAACTTTAGCTAGTAGAGCTTTAGATTTATTTAAAAAGGATATCGGATTAGAGGTTACACAACCTAAGTCAAATTCTAAACAGACTCAACAATCTGCTGCTGATATGATTTCCACTAAAACAACTAGTGTAAAACCAAATCAACAAAGAGTGTGGTCTGAAAGAGAGATTGCTGCCATGAGTGTTGCAGAGTTTGATACATACGAAAGTGAAATCAGCGATGCAATGCAAGAAGGCAGAATCATTAAATAAACTATAATTAAGGAGAATATCCCATGGCTCAATATTTTGAACCTTCAACGGATACTGATGCTAACTTTGCAAACTCCGTAAGCACACAAGCTAATAGTTTCTTTTTACCTTCGGTTTACTCTAAAAAGGTTTTAAACTTTTTTAGGAAATCTTCGGTTATAGAATCTATTACAAATACCGATTATTCGGGTGAAATATCTGCTTTCGGAGACTCAGTAAAGATTATCAAAGAACCCGTTATCTCTGTATCAGCGTACACTAGAAATAGTGATACAACTGAAACTAGACTAACAGATGCCGAAACATCTTTAGTTGTTGATAGTGCTAATGCGTTTAAATTCATCGTAGATGATATTGAAACAAATATGTCACATGTCAACTTTAAAGAAGTTGCTTCAAGTTCTGCTGCATACGCATTGAAAGATGCTTACGATGCTGCTGTACTTGTAACTATGTTTGCTGGTCTATCTGCTTCATCACCTAACCATGTGTTAGGTTCTGATTCAGCTACGGATTTAGCGGCTGGAACTTTTGATGGAACAGGTAACCTAGACATAGGTTTCGGTTCTAGCGAACACGATCCTCTAGACCTTATGGGTAGAATGGCAAGACTATTAGACGACCAAAATGTACCTGAAGAAGGTAGATGGTTCGTTGCAGGTCCTGACTTCTACGAAGTTCTAGGAAGCTCTAGTTCTAAATTGTTGTCTGTAGACTACAATGCTGGACAGGGCTCTATTAGAAACGGATTAGTTTCTAGTGGAAAACTTCGTGGCTTTGATATGTACAAGTCAAATAACATAGCTGACACATCTAATGCGGCAGGTAAATGTTTGGCAGGTCACATATCATCCACTGCTACTGCAAACACAATTCTATCAACAGAAGTGTTGAGAGACCCAACATCGTTTGGTGACATTGTGCGTGGTCTTCATGTTTTTGGTGCGAAAGTACTTAGAGATGAAGCCCTTGTAGGTGCATTCTATGGTATTGATTAATACCTAAACTTGGGGGAGTCTTAGGACTCCTCCTCTTTTTTTAACCCATAAATTTTAGAGGTAAATAATATGGCAATAGTAAACATAAGAGATACTGGTCGTAATTCAGCTAAAACATCTGATGTTCGTGAGCTTGCTACTAAAGTTCAGAAACCTTCAGATACAGAAGCAATAACTGCAGCTAATACAATTACAGCAGCCGAATCAGGCACTCGTTTTGTTATGAATACTGCAACAGCTAGAATCCAAACATTACCTGCTGTAGCAGCAGGACTAGAGTATTGGTTTTATGTTGGAGCAACAGAACCTACAAGTTCTCATACAATAGTAACAGCATCTAGTGCTAATGTTATTGTAGGTAACGTATCTTCTCCGGAAGATGCAGCAGGAAGTGTAGCTACAGTTACAGACGCAGATACTATTACATTAGTAGCCAACAAGGCAGTTCATGGAGATTATGTTCATGTATGGTCTGATGGCACTAATTGGTATCTTGACGGACAAGTTAAAGTTCAAGACGGCATTACAACAACTCAAGCTGGTTAGTAATACAGTCTATGGTATCAACTAATACCAACTCGGAGGGGTCTTTAGATTCCTCCACTTTTTTAAAATTATAAACAAAAAACAAATGTGTAACACAGGAGAATTATAATGACACTAAGTAAATTAGTATTATGTCTTAGTCTTTTATTGGTAGTCTCTGGCTGTTCACTTTTAACAACTGCTGTAGAATCAGGAAAAAATATTGGTACTGCAGCTATTGATGAAGTAGTAGATATTACAACTACTGCTATATCTATACCAGTACAAGCTGTTGGTACAGTCATTGATAAGTTAGAAGAAGAAACTAGTCCAGAAGACCAAGAAGACGAAGCTAAAAAAAAATAAATAAGACTTGTATTTGTATAAGCAAGGAGAAATAAAAGTAATATGGCAACATACTTAAACTTAACTAACGAACTATTGAGAGAACTAAATGAGGTTGTTTTAACTTCAGCAAACTTTAGTGCTGCAGTAGGTATACAAGCTCATGCTCAAGATTGTATCAATAGAGCATATAGTGATATAGTAATGGCAGAGCCTCAATGGGCTTTTTTAGCCACAGGCGAAAGTGGTGCAACTGATCCGTTCTATGGTAATGTCTATGTAGAAACTGTAGCAGGAACTCGTTGGTATGAATTAAAAGCTTCCAGTTCTAGTATTACAGCAGATTATGGTTCAGTAGATTGGGATAACTTTTATCTAACTACTATAGGTGTAAGTGGAGTAAGTGCTCCTTATACTAGTCAAAATTTAAAATTTGTTACAACCGAAGAATGGAAAGATCATTTAAGAGAATCTGAGAATATAGATGATGCAGATACTCAAAATTATGGAGAACCTAAATTTGTTATCCGAAGTCCTGATGCTAGAAAGTTTGGAGTAAGTCCTATACCTGATAAAATTTATCGAGTCTGGTTCTTTGCTTGGGATTTACCAACAGCATTAGATGCTCACGGAGATGCAACAGTTTTCCCAGATGTATATAATCCAGTATTAATGGCACGAGCACGTTATCATTTCCATCAGTTTAAAGATGCTCCCCAACAAGCAGCCTTCGCTTTAGAAGATTATAAAAAAGGATTAAAACAAATGCGATCAGCTTTAATGAATCCTACACCTAAAGACATGTCAACGGATCATATCTAATGCCATCACAACCATACGCACTAGCATGTGAAGGAGGACTCGATAAGTCTTCTAGTTCTTTTGAGCTTTTGCGTAGACCCGGAGCAGCTACAAGGTTAAGAAACTTTGAAGTTGATATAGCTGGTGGTTATAGAAGAATTAATGGCTTCTCTGCCTTTGGTGGTGCTAGTGCAGCTAATCCTAGTTCAGATAATGATATACTAGGCTTACACGTTTATGCAGATGGTGTAATAGCTTGTACAAGCACTAATATTTATTTTAGTTTAGATGGAACAAGTTGGTTACAGATTAATAGAGATAATGCAGAAGGGGGAGATAACTACAGTACCTTTACAGGTCGTAGTGCATTAACAAGAACATCACAAGGTAAAGCACACTTCGCAACTTATGAAGGTGATACAGCTTACGGAGAAGTTATAATTACTGATGAAGGATCAGGTGTAAAACCTTTTTACTTCAAAATGACAGGAACTGGAGCATTAAGTGATAGGACTTATTATGCAGATGAGATTACAGTTGATGGCTCAGTTTATCCAAAGTTTTGTACAGTACATGATAAGCATTTAGTAGTAGGTGGTTCAAGTACAGAACCTAATGGTATTCATTATAGTGGTACAAGTGATATAGATAGTTTTTCTTCAAGTGGTTCTGGTACAATTATATTAGATGATCAAGTAGTAGGACTAAGAAGCTTTAGGGAAGACTTAATAATATTCTGTCGAAATAGTATTTGGAAATTAAGTGATATAAATGCTACTGTATCAGTAGCACCAATTACAAAGAATATAGGTTGTTTAGATGGTAAGAGTATTCAGGAAATTGGTGGTGACTTAGTATTCTTAGCACCAGATGGAATTAGAACATTAGCTGGTACAGTAAGAATTGGTGACGTTGAGTTAGGTACAGTTAGTCGATCTATACAGCCAATAATGAAAGACATTGCCGATAATATTGGTACTTATAATATAAGCAGTATTGTTATTCGAGATAAATCTCAATATCGCTTATACTATGGTTCTAGTGCTTCAGGTGATGCAGCCGAAGGAATAATAGGCACACTTAAAACAAACGAACAAGGATTCACACAATTTCAATGGTCAGAAACTTTTGGAATAAATGCAAGTGCTGCTGCAACTTCAGGCTTTAATTCAAGTGGAGTTGAAAAGCATTATCATGGAGATTATGCAGGAGCAGTATTTAACCATGATACAGGAGATAATTTACTGGATACATCAGGTACGGAGACTAATATAGTAGCTGAATATCAAACTCCTGATTTAGATTATGGAGATTTAGGAACATTAAAGACTTTAAAATACGTTAAAATATCAGCAACACCAGAAGGCACAGTAGCTACCAAATTAAGAATAAGATACAACTTTGATGATCCAGATACTCCACAGCCTTCTGATTACAGTTTATCCATTGATAAGCCTTCGTTGTTTGGTACAGCAGCTTTTGGAACTACAGCAGGACATGTATTTGGAGCAGCTTCTGATCCGATAACAAGACAAGTAGTAGAGGGAAGTGGACATAGTAATTATTTTAGAATATTTAGTGATGATCAAAACTCACCTTATACAATTAATGGTTTATATATAGATTACGTACCTTCAGGGAGACAATAACTATGGCATACAGTTACACACGACAAAGTTCAATGAGTGATGGTGATACTATCACAGCAGCTTTATTTAATAACGAATACAATCAACTAGTCAATGCATTTGCATATCATTCTAGTACTGTAGGTTCTACAGGACACAGACACGATGGTACTGCAGGACATGGTGGTAATATTCATACAATAGGTGATTTAGACTTTTTAAATAAGATAGTTGCCGATAGTACAAATAACCGATGGGGAGTATTTGTAGAAGTATCTTCAGCAGCCGTAGAACAAATTAGAATTTCTGATGGTGTTATATCACCAGTAACAGATAACGATATAGACTTAGGTACAAGCTCTCTAGAATTTAAAGACCTGTTCATAGATGGTACTGCACATATTGATACACTTGACGTAGATGTAAATGGTACAGTAGCAGGAACTTTTGGAGTTACTGGAGCTACTACGCTATCAAGTACTCTAGCAGTCACAGGAGCTGTCACAGGTTCTAGTACAATTCAAGGCACAACAATAACAGCTACTACAGCTTTCGTACCTGATGCATCTGATGGTGCTGCTCTAGGTACAAGTGCTTTAGAATTTAGTGATCTTTTCCTAGCTGATGGAGCAGTTATAAACTTCGGAGATGATCAAGACGTTTCCTTAACTCACGTAGTCGACACAGGCTTACTTATTTCAAGTACCGACCAATTACAATTCGGTGATTCAGGTACTTATATTTATCAATCTGCTGATGGTGTACTAGACTTAGTATCCGATACAGAGATTGAACTTACTGCTACTACTATAGATATTAATGGTGCTGTCGCAATGGATGGTGCTATAACTGGTGGTACTAATATTACTATATCAGGAGAACTAGATGCAGCCACATTAGATATTAGTGGTAACGCAGACATAGACGGAACTCTTGAAGCCGATGCTTATACAGTAGACGGAACAGCTCTTAATGAATATATAGCAGATACTGTAGGGGCTATGGTTGGTTCAAATACAGAATCGGGCATAACTGTAGCATATCAAGATGGTGATAATACATTAGACTTTACAGTTGGTACACTTAACCAAGATACAACCGGTACTGCAGCTATTGCAACTACAGTTACTATAACAGATAATGAAAGTACAAATGAAGATAATGCTATTATATTTACAGCAGGTGGTGATGTTGATGGAGGTAATTTAGGGTTAGAATCTGATGGAGATTTAACATATAACCCAAGTACAGGGTTATTAACTGCCACATCTTTTGCAGGACAAGTAACAACTGGAGCACAAACAAATATTGCTTCATTATTTAAAACAGATATTAAAATTGGTGAAGACGATCAGACTAAAATAGATTTTGAAACTGCTGATACAATTAATTTTTACGCAGGTAATGAAAAACAATTAATTTTAACTGATGGTGCTTTGACACCGGGTTCAAATGCGATTGTAGATTTAGGTACTGATGCTTTAGAATTTAAAGATGCCTACTTTGATGGTACAGTAGAAGCTGATGCTATAACAATAGCAGGAACTGCAATAGGTTCAATCTATGGTGTTGTAGCAGGTAGTTCTAGCATTGTAACAACAGGTGCTTTAGATTCCGGCTCAATTACTTCTGGATTTGGCACTATTGATACAGGGTCCTCAGCTATTACAACAACAGGATTAATTAGTGGTGGCTCACTAGACATAGATAACGTTCTAATTAATGGAACAACAATAGGTCATACTGATGATACTGAC